AAATGTTCCAGCTTCTGTACCACCCCATGAACCTAATCCCCAACCTGTTGATGCAACTTCTTGAGCTACCCCTACTGAAAAATAATGTTTAACTCTAATACCACCAGATGTTGATGCACCTGATCCTGATTCATTAGATGCCATAGTCAGTGTTACTGTACTAGATGTTGGAATAGAGGTTACTTGAAATTTGTTATCTTCAAAATTTGCTGAATTAAAATTAGAGTTTGTTATAGAGGTAAAATTATCTAATAATAATATATCACCTTTTTCTACGTTGTGTGCTGATGCAAAAGTTAATGTTACAGTTGCTGATCCATTAGTTGTACTAAAGGCACTGGTTAAAGTTGTAGTAGATTTAATTGGGTGTATGTCATAAAAAATACCACCAGAATAAGCGTATAATATTCTATTAGTACCAAGAACTGCATACTTAATACCTGATGTATTTACAAAATGGTGGATAGCAGTGTTTCGACCTGTGATATCTACTGAACCTAATTGAGCCCAACCGCCTATTTTTTCTGGTAAGCCGTATCTAAATCTAACATTGTCACCATTAACCCATTGACTCTCGCCACCTGTTGATGTGACTTGTTTATTAAATCCAGGTGCAAATTTTACTTTTTGTAGCATATAAAATCCTTATAAAGGAGGCAGTTGGTATGGTGGTACTGCCTCCATTATAGGGTATATATCATTTTTTAAACCAAGATGGAAGACCTAAATGTGGACGTTTATCAAACATATTATCTTTGGATCCTGGAGTTTTTTTATTATTGTAATGAAGAAATACTTGTGCACAATTTTTTCCTTTAAACTTTTCTCTCCAATGTTCTAGTTGACACCCAGAATAAACCAACATGTCTCCTGGTTTTAAATTTATTGCTTTTCCTTTTAAACCTTCCTTGCCAGATGGTTCTAAATAAATTGGCCATTGATCTCCTCCAAGATTCATAGTGGTAGATATTTCACAGCTAAATCTATCTTTATGTCTTTCTAAAACATCACCTTTTTTATATATCCTTGCATAAGTATAAGCTGGATATAGTTTTAATCCTGTAGTCTTTTCCATGATCGGTTGACATTTTAACATTAAAGTTTCCATAGCAATATCAGAATAACAAGAATAAGTGTTTGGTATTTGTTCATTTTTTTCTTCATAAGAACCAAGTAATGTTTCATAAGGAGATATATACCTTGTGTTCTTACAGGTGTCGTAAACTTGTCTTTTTACCATAAAATAATTGTAAAGAAATAAAGCCAGATCTTTATCAATTGCTTTTTCAATAACTACATATTTATTTTTTTTAAACATCTTTAGCCATTTGTTTTGGCACTGCTTGAATGTTCCAATGTATAAACCTAAAAGGTTCTTTACCATGGTCTACTGAAAACTCATGTTCTAAATAACCTGGAAATATAAGTAATGTTCCTGGTTGAGGTTTAAAATGAACAAGTTCAGTCCCATTTACAATTTCTTTTATTTCTGGTTTTAGTTTTAATTTAGTAGCTCTTGCACCAGTTCTTGGTTCATGAAAAATAGGCATGGATGTCTTATCACTTGCTTTTAAAAAATAAAACCCTGATACATGTTGGTTCCAATGAACGTGTGCTGAATGATGACCTGCCCCATTTTTACTAAATTCTTGTACCCACATTTCACTAAACATAGTTTGATATTCATTCATATCATAACCATGGTGATCTAAAAAATCCCAAGATTTTTGACCGACATAATTTATAAAATCTAAAAAATTATTATCTTTTAACAACGATGCAGAATGGTGTGAATAACCAAAATCAATAGAACCTTTTACTATTTTTTTATCTCTAATTTTTGCAGCTTTAATGTATTTATTGCTGGCTTTATTTAAAGATTTTATAAAATCAGGTTTTTGTTCTGACCAAATAGGTGTTTTAAAATATTCGTTTATATTCATATTATTTAAAAGGATAACCTACGTTCCAAAGAACTAATGAGTATCTTGTTCCTTTTATTACAGGTTTAACTCTATGCCAAACAAATGAAGGAAATACAATAATTGATCCTTTGGGTAATATTTCTGTTGCTTTTTTTAAATGTTTGGATTCGTCTCTCATGTGTGGGTCATAGTCTCTAAAATCAAATTCTAATTCCCCACCTTCATATTCTGATCCATCGGTTAATTGACAAGTAACCGATAGTTTTCTAATTTTACCATGGTTTGGTGCGCCTGGTTTATTATAGGGTTTATGAAAACTATCACAATGCCAATCATAATATTGATTAATTTTATATTTTGTAAATTGACATGTTTCAGATCTATTCCATTCAAAATTCCAACCTGCTGATTTATTAGCTTGGTTAATATAAGGATGTATTTCTCTGTAGATCCAAGAATCGTTTAACCAAGAAATATTTGAATTTCTTTTTCTTTTCATTTTATTAAGTTGATCTTTAGTTAATTTTTTATCTCCATACCCACCTGTTCTAGCTATAGTTTCTTTGTTAGATAAACCATATTTAATAACATCATCACAGAATTTAGGGGTTAGTGCAGATTTAAAATACCAGTAGTAATTAAATAAATTCATATGTAATTGTTTGAATAAAATTTAGAGAATCTTTTTGATTATTAGTTATGTAATACATATTAGTAGATGGAAACATAATAAACATATTGTTTTTAAGTTCTATATCCCAACTTCTTCCTTTACGTCTATTATCATCATAATAAATTTTAACCATGCAATCTTTAACTTTTACTCCATATAATAAAATGTAGTCAGGAGCATTTTTTAAATCTATGGGGTCTACTTTTAATAAAGGGGGACTTGTTTGCAAAGGTGAATATATTTCACCAAAATTATTTTTATTGATTAAATGTATATTGTATTTTACGTTTATATGTTCTCTTATGTATGTATCTAATTTATGTATTGTTCTTGAAAATAAAATTTTTTTATTATTAAAATTAGAATGTAAAATATGGTGAGCTAAATCACTTGAATCTATTTCAAAACCTTTTGGCATTGAAACATCTCCGTAATATATATCTTGTTCTGTTAAAACTTTCTTTTGCATACCTACAACCATAGGTAATATAGTTTAATTAAACTGTCAAGTTTTATGCTTTACGATCAACTAAAACCCAACCTGTTGAATTATTTGATTGATAAGCAGATTCATCCCAAGAATAATACCAATCGTGAGTATTAGCACTATTTTGTGAAGATTGTTCGTCTGTTAAAGATGTAGCATTCCCTAAAGGTGAATCCCATTTAGCAGTTGAAGTATTTTTTACCCAAGAAGCATATGGTTTTGGCCGCCAAAATATATTGTTGTCTGGATCCCAAAGATAACCTACACCAGCATAGTTTCCTCTAAATGCTTTAGAGTTATCTCCAGAACTGTGGGTATTAGTAGTTGTGTTATATGAAGTTTGAATCCATTTTTCTGCAGGCCAACTATGGTGTGTTTCTAAATATTGTTGACCTACTGATTCGTCTTCTACTCCATCTGAATCAGCTGTTTGAGAATTATCTATAACTAAAACTGTAAGTACTTCATTATTTTCTGATATTTTTGCAAAGTGTGCCATAATTTTTTCCTATGCTATTGCGTATTTTATAAAAACAATTCCTGATCCGCCAGCGCCTCCACTATTACCGCCGCCACCTGGATTTCCATTTCCACCACCGCCTCCGCCTGAATTTCCTATTCCAGCGTTTCCAGAACCACCACCTGTTTTAGCAGTTCCTCCGCCGCCCGTACCTCCAACAGATACAGTACCATTTCCAAAAGCACCACCAGCACCACCTCCTGCAAAAATACCTCCTGATACCGCACCATTGGTAGCAGAATCACTTAAATAAAAAGGTTGTGGAGCACAACCAAATAATGGTTGTACGTCTCCCCCTGCACCACCTGCACCGCCAATTGATTCTGGATAAGGTAAACCTGGAGTATTTGCTCCTGCAGCGCTTCCGCCACCACCACCGCCACCACCACCTCTGTCAAATGGTCCACCAGGAGGATTTTGAGCATGTGGTCCACCACCTGGATTTCCTTGTGGGGGACTAACAGGAGGTGTATTTCCTACTGATCCACATCCAAAATTAGGCGCTGGTAAAGCACCTCCAGCACCTCCTCCAGAACCTCCGTTTAATCCTTTACCTGTATTAAATTTTCCACCACCCCCACCTCCTGCGGATGTAATTCCTAAACCTGCTGAATCAGATCCATTAGTACCATTATCTCTGGAACCACCACATCCACCAGCACCTCCAGCTCCTATTGTTATTGAATAACCTTGTGCTGTTAATGTAACTGTACCACAAGAATGGGCAGAAGTTCTAAAACCGCCAGCTCCGCCACCACCTGATCCGTTGTCAGTAGCACCGCCACCACCGCCACCGCCTGCAACTACAGCATAATTAGCTTCGTTATTAGGAGCATCCGAAGATACACTATTGACTGTAAAAGTTCCAGGGCTAGTAAATTTATGTATTTTAAAATTCCCAGAAGTTATAACTGTTCCACCAGTAGCACATATAAAACTTGCAGCACCTGCACCGCCAGAACCAAATCCTAAAACTTGATAACCAAATGATTTACCTCTATTAACTTTTGTATTTTTTGTATTTTTACTTGACGTAAGTTTATTTTTAATATCTCTCATAATTAAGCATCATTAGCTGCATCTGTTGTAAAGAATATTTTAATACCATGTAATCTGCAATCTCCAGCCATATCATCATTACTGTCAGAAACATCTCTACCTATTCTAAAATATGTAAGATCATTATCTGCTGGAGTTCCAGCGATTGTAATTGCTCCACTTTCTGCTGATACTAATAATTCTTCAACAGCTCCTTGTGCATCATCATCAACAACTACGGCTGTTCCATAAGCAACATCAATAGTCTCATTATCATTCATTGCTACACCTTGTAATTGCATAGAAACTCCTGTTGTTGCAGCTAAACCTGACCAGAAAAATTGAAAAGTAACTGTGCCTAAATTATATGATTTAGGAAACGCTATAGCAAATTGAGCGAATTCATCAGAGTCTTTATCAAAATCTAAAACATGCATATCAGGTCTACCAGAAGTTGTTTCTACTGTTGTTATATCAGAACAAGGGTTTGATGTAGTTGGTGTCATTGCATTTGCGGGAACCCAAATAGTTTCTTTACCAGCTTGTTTTAATGTTCCAACACCATCTAATTTATTTAATTCTGCTGCTGTTGATGTAACATTAGTTCCACCGATATCTAAAGTTGTCATTTGAACTTCACCTGCAACTGTTAGTATAGCATTACCCATAGTTAAAAGATCACTATCGGCTGCAGTACCTATTGTTCCTGCATTTTTTACAATTAAATCATCTGCAATCGTTAATAGTCCAGCCGAAGATAAAGACATTTTTTCTGCAGCTGCTTCACTAACACCTGTTTTAAAACTTAATTTTGTTGCATTGTTTGATGAACTAAAGTCACCTTCGGAAACTGCATCAATACCAGCTGCAACTAAAATTGCATCTGTTCCTGTGCCTTCATCGGGTGCTTGAAAATTGATTGAACCTAAAACATCATTAGCTGCAATGTCTGTTTCTCCAGTTTGTAATGTAAGTACATAAGGATTATTGTCACCAGTATCAATTCTTTTAAAAGTTAATAAACCAGAACTATCTCCAGAAATCCAAGTTGTAGTATTTGTACCATCATTACCAGCGATCTTTAATTGTCTGTCACCAGTTGCACTAGCAGCATCTACACTACCAATAATTACATTACCATTACCACTTGTGATATTATCTCCAGAATCTTTTCCCAAAAATAAATTGTTATCGCCATCATTTATTG